ACATGTAGCTGGTCAAAAAGTGATGGTATAATAGTCTCGATAGTTTCCTGAATATGGAACTGTTTTACCATATCCATCGACTCATCAACTTCCTCAATGGTTTGAGGTCCATTGTACTTATTATTCCGAGTAGGAAATAGGACAACATTATTGGCTTGAGTCATAGTTTAATATACCACACTTCTCATATGTTGTCAATCATGAAGTTCTATACACAAATTGTTGTTTCGGGAATTGGCGACTTTCTTCAGTGGGATATTTCTTTAATAGATCAGTAAGCATGACCTCCCATTGCCTCTTGATTCTATCAAGAGAATAACGGCTGTCAACATAAACCTTATTGAATTGCACCATTTCTTTATGGTTTTTATCACGAACAAACTGGATTGCGGCTTCTAGATGTGAAGCAAAAATATTTGAATGTTCTACTTTATCTAGTGTACCTTGATACATGACATTTAATGCACCAGAAGTTTCGGCTAGAGCACCGTAGTTTGGATGAACACAAACTAACTGAGCAGACATAGCTTCAAGCATAGCACGGCAACTAGTCTCCATCCAGATTGATGGATAAGCAAAAATATCACATGAGTTTAGATGATGTTTAAGTTGTTCATTGGGAACAAAACCATGATAAGTCATCTGAGGATGATTTCTGATTTGTTCGTATAGAGGTTCATATTGCTTATCAGCATCTTCCCAACCATAGATCTTAAAACTAGAAAATACATCTAAATGGATATCATCATATTTCTCTGCTAGATATTGAAAGACAGAGACTAGAATATCCAGACCACGTTGTGGAGTTGATGTATAGACTAGACGGATCTTTCCATCACCGTGTGACCATCGTGCTATTGGATCAGCAGGTTCAATACCGTGCTCAAGAACAATAGATTTAGTGTCATAAGGGATTCCATAAAAAGAATGATATTGATTCATTTGCCAGTTTGAGATATACACAAACTTATGAAATTTATCCTGAAAGCTTTTATCTTTCAGTTTAGCTGATTCAGGATCATTTGGTAAATCATGATGCCAAAGTATTCTAATCTTATCTTCATTTAATTCTCTTACACGAGAAGAGATAATTTGAAAATGTTCTAATAGTGATGGATCAATAATAGATGCTAGTTTTCTCTTAGCGATCTCTGTGCCACCATTGGCATTTTTGGAGATTTCATTTTCTTCAAACATTAATTATATATCCTATTTTACCATGTGGTTTTTTTGAACTTGTAGAAGTGGATGAGAAACAATGCAATGCCAGACAATACCCTGGAATGCTTCGCTCATTGGAGTCACTAGACTTGGCTCGGATTCTGGAATCACGCAGCAGGATTCAGCATATCTAGCAACATATCCATTTTGCTTACCTACAATAGCCATGACTCTACCGCCATGTACATGAGCATAATCAGTAGCTCGGATTAGATTTACAGAGATCTTTCTTTCAGCATCACCACCGCCAACTGACAGAATGAATAGAGCATCTTTACTATTAAACTTGGAAACAGCTAGCCATTTAACAAAGAAACTTTCCCAACCTTCATCATTGACTCGAGCTGTAAGTTCCGAAACATTATCAGTAGGGCAATAAGCTTCAATATTACAAAGCTTACGAAGATCATTTACCATGTGGGATGCATTAGCGGCAGAACCACCAGCACCTAGAACAAAGACTCTACCACCATTATCTCGAACTTCAATAAGATCTTGAATGATATCTTCAATGTCGGTCGTATGGATTAGATTAGCTGTAGTACTTGCTAGGATTAAAAAGTTTTCAACGTGACTCATTATTTAGTCTTTCTATAAGATGCCTTGACATTACCCTTTTCTAGAATCTCAAAACCATGACTGAAAACAATCTTTTCAAATCGTTCATGGTCATACATCCAGATATCATCTGCAACAAAAACTGTGCCGATTGTAGCTCGTTCAACAAAGAAGTTTGTTTCAAGATCAACGGCTTCATTATGATGTGGACCATCAAAAAATACTAATGCATAAGTGTTTTCTAGTTTCTTGAAGTCATTATAGACTGGAACACCATCAGAAAAGCGTTTGACAAACTCATTATCTTCCATACAAAAGAAAGTAAAGTTTAGACCTTTAGAATAAGCATAATAATAGAGAGAAGGAATGATCCTGTTTCTCATATCATTTGTGTAATCAAATCGTAGAGGCTTAGTAATCTCAGTGGATTCTGGATCGCCTTCAGTCTTTACTTGTGGAATATGATATGTGATATTCTTATTAGTGCATTCGATCTCAATATTACCATATGGATCAATGCAGAACATTGAACGGTTGGTATCTTGATTATGGACTAGAGTATCAATAATAAGCTTTGCGGATCCACCACGTCGAGTGCCAATCTCTACAATGGCGCCTTCTACACCTTTAATAGCCATTGCGGCCCGATGTAGAATCTCATATTCTTGAGAATCAGTACCGAATACTTCTTCATCATTAAATCGAATAACACCCATACTTTAATATCCTCGAATCCTGGTTCTAAGTTCTGTAGAACTATAGTTATGTAGTCTGTCAATAAACACGATCTGGATCTTCCTGTGGTCACAAATATCTTGACCAGTAAGTCTAGTGCCACTATATTCAGATCCAACAAAGCGCTTCTTGATTGGAAGAATAGCCATCATATTTTCTAGATCAAGTTCTGTATCATAGGGAATTATGGACGACACAAAACCTAAAGTATTGATCTGAATAAATCTTTCAAACATTGACTGAACAGGTTTTTCTTTAGTCTCTGGTCGATCCAGAGTTGGGTCGGTATGTAAACCGACCCAAAGATCATCACATTCTTTTTTACAGCGTTCTAGAAATGATAGATGCCCTGGGTGAAGAAGATCAAACGCTCCACAAGTGAAGCCAATAATATTATTATCTTTCATTATTCAGTTGGGGCTTGCCTTAGTGTGAAAGACTTACGAGCTCTTTTAGCACCAAAGTATTTAACCACTAGATCTTCAACAACTTTTTGATCAAAGTTCTTACAAGAGAAAACATCAAGATACATAGTGTCTATTTCATTTACAAAATGACAAGCAATATTACTGGTTTCAATAAGCTGAATTAGAGTATATCCGGACTTATCACCAGAACCGAAGTTCACAATCTGTGGATCGCCATAAGCAATCATATCAATATCTTTTACTAGCTGAGTAGCAAAAGCAAAAATATTATTATAGGATGTAATCTTTTCATGGTCACATCCAGAGGCATCAAGCATTAGATGATAACCCCAGCTCTTGATTTCTGTCATTTATTTTTCCTTAATAAGAGTCGATAACTTGAGTGTAGATAATGGAGTCGATCCGGAAAGAGCGCCAACCACCCTTAGTAATATCCCAACAGGCAATCACATCTGGATTATCACGATGAAAGGACTTTTCACTGGTCTGTTCTTCTACACTTTCACGATAGGATTCTGGTAGAAACTTTGGTAGAAGTGTGCAACGCATCTGGCGTTCTTCACCATTTACCTTTGTAAAGGTCACTTCTAGAACATTATTCCGAAGATCCTTGAGTACTGTATCACGCTGAAACATAATATATTATTCCTTTATCCTGCTAGGTATTTTTGAGTGGTAAGTTTATGTTCTTCAACAAGAGGTCTCACCTCATTATAACCACCAATGTAGTATCCGTCAACCACTATTACAGGATAACTGGTGGCAGATGGATACTTTTCCTTCACCATCTCACGAGTAAAATCAGCATTTAGTTTATATTCTTTGAAACTGATCTTATTATCCTCTAATAGACTTTTAGCCGCAGTACAATATCCACAGTTATCCTTAGTGTAGATTTCAATTAGCATCTTTTACTTCCTCTTGTGGTAATCTATCTTCCCAGAACTGTTGCACGTGATCTGGATTTGCTGGATCCATACCTAGATCCATCATATCTTGAATCACCATAACTTCAAGTTCACCACATACCAAACGTGTAGTCATTAACCAATAGCCTCAGATGCTGCGGCATTTACTACTACATAAGTCTCTAAAGCAGTATTTAGACTTGCAAAATGATTTACGTACTTCTGAATGGCTTCATCAATATTTGAGGCAAGAACAATTCGACGTTGATCTGCTGTAATAGGAGTTCTATTGCTTCCAGGTGTTGGGCGCATTTGCACAGTTCCTTCTACAAGGAACATGTTGGTGCTAATACGAGTTCCTACTGGTACTGTTTCTCCTAGTTGAAACGGTCTAGATTCTACAACTGGTTTATTCATTGTCAATACATTATTATTGACACCATCAGCTTCTACCCAACGTGGTGCTTGACCTAGTTGAGCCATGTCTTCTTCATAGTTATATTCTTTTGGTTGTTCCATAACAACTTCCTTTTTTCTAGGTCCTGTATTCAGTTTACCACGACGATATTCAGGATTTGCTTCCGCAAATGCCTCTGCTTCTTCCTTGAGAACTCTTAACTCTTTTTCACCATTTGTAAACCAAAAGAACGAACCAAGTTTCATACCACTCATTACTTTATCCTTTATCCATTTTATAAACATTATCCTATGATTTCAATCTTTAATGTTGCAATACCATCTTTCTTGATGCCAAGAAGGGCAGCACATTTAAGTGATAGATCAAACTCTCGTCCTCTGATAAAAGG